TGATTTCCATAGTATTGATTAGCGCTGCACACCACAATCCTACAATCATGTTTAAGCTGATTGGATCTTTTGGCAATCCGGGGATGACTACCCTGGGTTGCACAAGCATTGGCAATATTAATTACCACACACCAGCTCGGTTAACAGTTGGTCGGGAACCCACTATCCTCCCGCCCGCTGCTACACCCACTGGCGCACACCAGCCGCCAATTCGGTTAACAGTTAGTCGGGAACCTACTACCTCCTCGGCCGCTGTTACGCCCACTGGCGCACATCAGCCGCCCCTTGGTGCAGCTGATGGCCGCAACTCAAACCCAACCATGTTTAAGCAGCACAGCAGTGGTCATTCCACCAAAACTGTTACCTTCAGCGTTGACGTAGTCAAACCGAATGGAAGCAGCAGTGGGGCACCCATTGCTAGTGTGACAGCTTATCAGAGCATGGTGAGTAGCAAAACCATGGCTGACATCGTTGGACTCACGAAGTTCAGGGATAGCAGACAGCATCATGCAAATGTGGCTATAGCGCGTGCAAATTATATTGGGATTGATACCGTTGACGACGATGATATCGAAATCATTCCAACGGTTGGACTGATTGAATCGGTCTTACAACAGGTCGACAAGAGGCTTGGCAAGAAGAAGCACTGTACGAAACATCGTACAGCTAATCGATGGGCCAAGCGGGCTGCTGTGGTCAAGTGCCTCGTGGACATTGTCAAGTTTAAGACACCTGCGGTTTTTACTGCAAGTCGTGCTGACTTGGCTTGTCTGCGCCTTGTTGTACGCAATGTGATCGATGAGGCAGTCAAGGATGGCGTTGAGTTTCGCGGTAAGACCTTAAATGTGCGCTATGCAGAGAGAAATTATTACCTCAAGGCTGTGGTTAGCGCCTATTTCATTGCTGAGGAGGACGATGCATTTTGGGATGCATTGGCCAGCTCAGGTGAGGCCATTACGGCATAGGGGTGCCTCGTGCGGATGGATGCTAGGACTACAGTTGCTGAGCAGTATCACAACAGTGACAGTGTGTTCCGGGGAATAGTCATCAAACCGCATGCAGGTGCCAAGCCATCAAAGATTCGACGAGTGGTTATAGCTCCCTACTTGTCCAGTCGTGTAGACTATGGAGCACACAACAACAACCTCCCAAACCTGATCCGCGCCCTTAACGAAAGAGTTTTTAACGTTAAGGGAAAATCAGGTTTGGAACCAACCCCCCAACCGCAGCCGGGGGCGTGGAGGAAATTTAACCATGTTGCTAGAAGGCTAGCTGACAGAATACGTGAGTTCGGAAGGTGTGAACATTTGACCAGGGATGAGTTTCTCGCCCAGTGTCCCGCGAACAAGCGTAGGCTGTACACATCGGCAGCTGATGAGTACATGGTTAGAGGTTGGGCAGACCGGGATGCGCGGATTAAGGCCTTTGTTAAGTTTGAAAAACTCAACTTCACTAGCAAGGGCGATCCAGCGCCGCGGGTTATACAACCCCGGTCGCCAGTGTATAATTATGCATTAGGTAGATACACCAGGCGGATCGAGCACGATATGTACGAGGCTCTTTCCCGTGAGTGGGGTGATGGAGAACCGGTAGTCATGAAGGGAATGACGGTGGAGGATGTGGCGCATGTTATGAGGCAAAAGTGGCTCAAGTTCAATAGCCCTGTGGCTGTTGGGCTCGATGCCTCTAGGTTTGACCAACATGTGAGCAGGGACGCGTTGAAATGGGAGCATAGCATTTACAAGCGCATCTTTGATTACAGCCCAGAGTTGTGCGCATTGCTCAAACAGCAATGTTCCAACAATGGCATTGCATTCATGGATGGACACAAAGTTACTTACAAAGTTGAAGGAACCCGCGCCAGTGGTGATATGAACACATCACTTGGCAATTGCATCATAATGTGCACACTCGCACGAGAATATTTGCGAGAAAAGGGTGTTCCAGCTGAGTTTGTTAACAACGGTGATGATTGTATTGTGTTCCTAGACAAATGCAACCTGTACAAGCTACATGATTTGGATGCATGGTTTCTGGAGTTAGGATTTGAAATGGAGCGTGAGGAACCGGTGTATGAGTTTGAGCAGTGTGTATTTTGCCAATCTCAACCGGTGTTAATCGACTACGATACTGATAAGTATGTCATGTGTCGGCAGCCGACTTCCGCTTTTGGCAAGGACGCATTAAGTTTGGCAGTTGGCGGCTTGGCGTTGTTTGGGGACTTACCTATCTTTTGCGAGCTATATAAAGCGTACAAAAGAAATGGGGTTGACAGCAACGTAAATGGGTCACTGGTAATATCTGATTCTGGGTTCATGCGCATGTGTGCCAAGCCGCGTATTCGCGGCGAGTTCCGTGGCACCATATCCGACCATACGCGCATTAGCTTCTACAGGGCTTTTGGCTACCCTCCTTCGATGCAGATTGAGATGGAAAGAGATTTAGCCACCGCTGATTACAGTGGTTTGGTTGATCATCCCGTAAACATTAGTGTGGGTTGCGGTCTTTTCACTCTCTGAACCACTCGGGGATATATACACCTGGGAGTTGCACTCGTTATCAAGCAACAATATATCATACACATTTTACTTATAAGTTATACTTAATAAACACATTACATTAACAGTATGGCCAAATCCAGAAATAGGAACAACAAGGGGGCCTCCACTGGGGCTGTGCCCAAGATCACCGGCCAGGGGGATTACAGAACCTCAATCGCCGACATCAAACAGCGGTTGGACCGCGTGTTGCGGCTTGCTCCGAAAGGCAGTTTTGGCCGGGCTGGTACTGCCGCTGGAATGGCTTTTGGAGGCCCTGCTGGAGCTGCTGTTGGCGGCGCAATAGGGCGCGGCATTTCAGCAATTACCGGCTACGGAGATTACCAGGTGAGGGAAAACAGCCTTTCAACTTTGTCCACTTCTGTAGACACTGTTCCACAGTTTGTGAGGAACGACCACGCTGTTCGTGTTATTCATCGCGAGTATGTTAAGGACTTGCAGGTCCCTACAACACCCGCCAATTTCACGAACAACTCTTTTGTGATCAATCCTTCCAATGCTGAGCTTTTCCCCTGGCTGTCATCTATGGCTAGGCAGTACCAACAATACAATATCCGAGGTATGATTGTGGAGTTCAAGTCTATGTCGTCAGATTACGCATCCTCAGGACCACTTGGCACTGTGGCAATTGCTACTAATTACAATGTTAGTGATTTGCCCTTTGCCACTAAAATTGCTCTTGAGAACAGTGAGTTCGCAGTATCCTGCAAGCCTAGCATGTCGCTCATGCACGCCATAGAGTGTGATCCCGAGTTTTCAGGACGCAAGTACTATTACGTGCGTGATGCTGCCACTGAGGGCATGGGGGTCTCGGACCCACGCCTGTACGATATGGGTCTTCTACAGATCGCCACGAATGGCCTGCCAGGCAATGCCGGCACCACTCTTGGAGAAATTTGGGTTTCTTATGACATTGAATTCACCAAGCCCATTTTGCCTAGCATCACCACAGACTATCGCCGTCCTATCATTGGGGACGGCACTGGTGGGGGCGGCACTGGCACCATTTCCGGTAATGTTCTCACGTCTCAGGTTGATGGCACGACGTCTTTCGAGAATGGTGCTATCGCCAGAATCATGTACACACAGGACCAGCCTGCTTATTATGCTGGAAGTGGAGGAGACGGTGACATTTATCCACTAGGCAATGGTAGTGCACCTATCGTTAAGTCTCTCGATTCGGCCATGGATGGATCTGTTGTCACTATGGATATTCTTGGCGGCATTGAGGCCCAGCGTGACGGTTTCTACAGTGTTACGTACACTATGTACAATGACATTTCACCTGGCAAGAACCACTTCAACGTTCCTGGCCAGGACTGCTTTCCGCATGAGTTTGTTGCGACAGGGACTGGAGCCGTAAGCGTTGCCACGGTTTCAGGCCTTGCTTCACATTATGGTACTTCTGCCACCACTCGTGTTGCGGTGCCTATGTTGTCCTACACTGTGAGCTACTTTGTTTCTGGATGTGGTCCTGCTGGCAGCGCTGGGAATACGGTGAAACTTGTGCCACCTAAGGTACGCATGCATTCTAGCGATTTGGTTGATGCCAATTATTCCACTTGCGAGGTTACTTGGCTTCAGTACCAAAATGCTCTAGTTTTGGATGAATCTTAATTAAGAACTTGGGACTCCCCACTGCCGACCATAGCGTTTATCATGGATAGACTTAATTAGATTGCCATATTACTGTACATATATTCAATGCCTTTTTAGTTTGCGGGTACGGCGCTTAACGCCACCTGCCACTCCGTGTTGGGGCAGGCTGCTGGTTTCGTCAACCACCCTCCACCATTTTGGTGGGCGACAGCCGCATGGATTATGTACAGACAAAACAAAATTTTACAAAATACCAAAAACAATATTTTTGCCATTAACCAAATGGATTCCTGTGTGTGTCAGGAGCGCCACTCCATGAGTGGCAACAAGGCCGG